CTAGAAGTCAACGCTGAAGGCGAGATTGTCTCTAGAGTAGACTTTGTTGGTGGCGGTACTCAGACCGCTTTATTAGTTGATGCAACTGATACAAGTTCTGCTTCTGGATCACTTTTATTAGACCTACAAACAGATAATGTTTCACAGCTTGCAGTTACCAAGACAGGTAACGTAACAGCTAATGGCTTAACAATAGAAGGCGCCGGTAGCTTCAGAGACGAAGTTACTATAAAAGCCCAAACAAACACCACAGGCAATTACGATAATACTACCAACTTAACAAGCGAAGTTGTTACCATCCAAGCAGGAAGTAGTGCTGTTAAAGTATTAGATTCAGTTACCGCAGGTACTTACACTACTTATGAGTATCTAGTGCAAGCCACTCAAGCGAGTAATGGATATATTCATTCCACTAAGATCCTGTTATGTCAGGACGGAAGCAATATCTTTATGACAGAATACGGCACAGTATACTCTAATGATATCCTCGTTACTTTTGATGCTGATCATAACAGTGGTGACTTTAGGTTATTAGCTACTATGACCAGTGCCGCCCAGACAGCAAACAACCTTGTCACCGTTAAAGTAACAAGGATTGCGATGACCGCTGCTTAATACAAAGACTTAGCGTCCCTGACCTTTATATCTTTTCCTTGCGCTGTTACGACTAGTAGCAGCGTATTTAGTATGTTGGCCTGTTCCCTGACGAGTCTTCTTAGGCTTGCCAGTGATAAAGTTTCCGCCTGAGATCGATTTTGACATTACTTATATGTGAGTACCTGCATATTATATCATACTTATCTAGTCAACTTCTTTAAGTTATAGCTGAGAGGAGAGAACCACTTAACAATCTCAATTGCGATTTGTTCTGTCCTAACAGACCCACAAGTAAAAATATCGCAAGCAGCAATTCCTTTCTCTGGCCAGGTGTGAATGGACAGATGAGATTCAGAAAGCATAAACACAGCGGTGAATCCTTGAGGCTCGAACTTGTGACTCTGTGTACCTAGTACATTACACTCGAAGTCCCAAAGTGTTCCCTCTGCGAAACTAACAAAATCTTTCATAGAATCAAGCAACAGAAAATCTACTCCGCCCATATCTAATATGATGTGTGTGCCTATTCTATTAAGTGGTTCCATTTAAAAATTTGTGATAAATATATCTGAAGACGCAAATTTATTGTTTGAATCGACGGCCACGACTTTAGAGTAAGAGTTCGCCCAATCTAATAAAGTTTTATCTACTCTACCTCTATTAATTAACCTAGAAGTAAGTAAAAAATTATACTTCAAGGAATCAACAGTCTTAAAAAATTCAAACACTTTGCTCTTAGTTTTTTCTGTACAAGGAAAGGGTAGGTGGAAATAGATCAAGGACTTCTTTGTTAGAAGGTCTCTCTCAAAAGTGCTAAGGCTTCCTTTCATAATTACGAAGTCTGTGTTAACCAGCCTCTTATTATTTACTCTTATGTTCTCTGTATCTAGAGAATGAGGAAAGTATCCGCCCTTAAAGTTCCCATGTTTGTCAAATTTGTGTCTGAACCCGCTACAAGCTAATAAGCAATATAGCTTTGCCATCGTTCTTTGGCTAGGGTTTTTTAGTTCTTGGTTGACGTCTCTCCTCAACCTAAAAAACTTAGCGGGCCCCCAGCTTCCCTTGAAGTTAGTCTCAAACTCTTCTCTTATTAAAGACTCAGCATATGGCATCCTCATTAGGGCATGAAGTCCTAGCACATGCTTTTCTTTTGAAAATCCAATTCCGCCTGACCCTTCATACAGTATTTCCCCTGTAGACAGCCCAAAATCATAGATATAGCGACCCTTAACATCCGTTTTTGAGGCAAAAAAATGATCCCTTGAGCCAGGAAGCAGTTGGCGGCCAGGATAGGGTATTATAAGGCTATTTAAGCTTTCTCCACGTTCTTCCATTAAAAAAGCAAACTAGGTTGGGATTGAATATTCTTATTGTACCAGGAGGAACTTTATTATAAGAAGATTTATCTCCAAAGGTGTTAAGTAGAAGATATTCCGTGTACTCTTCTGTGTTCTCTACGATCCCTATAGCTTTATTTAACAGAGATATGACAGATATCACAGCGATCCCATGTATGCTTTTATACCTACCTTTATCTTCTACTGTCTTCTTTAAAAAACCTAATTGGTTTGGCTTGAACTGAGCGTAATCATCAGAGCTGATTGAATGGTAACGTGTCTCTGGAGCAAAAATCATGCTTTTACTTTTACGTCCCATTATTATATCAGATTACTTCTTAGGCTCGATTGCTGATTGAACTGGAGGAGGCCCTGATGTGTCTTTCGAGTTGCCGTTGCCGTTGCCATTTTTCTTAGCGGCCGTGGCCATTCCAAAACTCGCGAGTGCGCCACTAAATACAGAAGCGATAAAAGTTGGATCGAATTCCAGTATCCTCTTACCGTCAGGTAGGCGAACATAAGAAAATGTAAGTAGAGCGGCAGACCACACTAACACAGTCACTTTAACAAGGTCTTCTAAACGTTCGCGAAGCACGTCGTTATCCTTCTCTTCTGGTTTTGGTTTTTCTACTTTAATCTTATTTTCCATTATCTATGATAAAAAAGCCTCGTCGATCTTTAAACGAGGCCCTTTTTGTAATCATTGATGGTAAATTAATGGATAAATCTTATTTAAAACTTCGTCATATTCCTCATACCAACGACTTCCTATCACTTGATGCTGTTGTTGTTTACGAAGAGCCTTAAAGATTAACTCGAGCTCTTTTTCATTGAAATTCGTTTCCATTAATCTTTTCTATGTAGATTTTTTCGTCTTGGTAGGGGATATACTCGCCTGTTTTTATTTTCCAGGCTTGTTGAATGTCGGGTAATAACCACTGGTCTACCCTGTAGCAATATTTCCAGTTAACTGGTTGTATGCAGTTCATTACTGCTACGTTCCAAAATGCTACAAGGTGGATCCAGAAGCTAAGCATCGAAATGTTTTTGGATGACTTCGATACGTTCTTCCTCGTGAGCAATAATATCAAGCTGATCTTGAATTGCTGCAAGGACGTCGGGATGCTCTCCGATGCCCACCGGATTTTTGAGATAGATCTCTACATTGAGCCTGGCTTTTTCTATGTTGCCATGGGCGTCTACTTTTAGCGCCTTAAGGATTTCATTTCTCATCTTAATAGAGTTCCTCTTCTTTTTCTGTTTCGATTATACAATCAGATGTGGGATAAGCAACGCAAGTGAGTACAAACCCAGACTCGAGCTGGTCATCATCCAAGAACGATTGGTCTTCTTGGTTCACTGTACCTTCAACAATTTTTCCAGCACATGTAGAACAGGCACCCGCCCTACAAGAATAAGGCAGATCGACGCCCGCCTCATCCGCTGCGTCTAGTAAGTATTGATCAGGCTGGCATTCAACTGCCAAGTCACCTGCTGCTGTTTTAAAAGTAACAGTAAATGCCATAATTGTATAGTTTGTTAAGTTATATATTATACCCCAATCTTTCACCCTTTTTACTAAAAAAGAGGGTAATTATACCCTCTGTGGTGGTTTGAATGGACAATCAGGACATCCTGCCCCGCAACATCCTTTATTCTTTATCATAGATCCTCTCTAGTTTTTCTCTAGAGATATCAACGTACATCACTTCTTCACCTACTTTTGGTGCTTCAGGATGACGAGGTTTAGGAGGAGTCCTCATCTCTATATTAATAGACTGGATATTGCTCCACATCATTGCGAATGCCGCGCCGCCAATTGAGGCAAAACATACAAAATATAGTAGGAGCTCGAAGTTATTCATTAGGCTTCTTGAAGAGATTGGACTGTGTTATGAAGTTCTCCGATATCACGGAGTCCTTCGGCACTAAACCAAGGAGCGTTTGCCCAACTAAATCCTTCGCCCATTGTGCTGTCTGGAGCCGTGATGTACCAATGACATGCTGTGTCTGGTACATCAACCGCACACTTAGACCAGTCGTCGCTCCATTGTGGGACTTGTACCCACATCAGCGCAGCAAATATAAAACTGAATAGTGATTTAATCATGTCTTATTAAAGGTTATGGGGTGAAGTTTTAATTAGAAGAATCATTATTAAAGAGTCTCAGTTTTATGAGATGGTCTAT